ATGCAGAGGGGGGGTCAGTTTTGCGGACCCCTCCCCCCATACCTTTGATCTCTCCCGAATGCAAACCAAAAAGACATGCTGTGCTACCGATGTTTGGATGAATGTGAACTAAGAAAGTTTCTTCTAAGATTCGCAAACACCAAACATCGGTAGCACACATGTTCATCAGGATTAGATCTAAGTAGTAGAAGGAAAGTCTTCAGGCGTGACCTTACGATGCATACCTGAAACATTCTCTTTTACTATCTCATCAATAGCATCTTCAATAGCAATGCTTTGATCAGTATCAGACAGTTCCTCAGAAGTCTTAACAACTCTTCCAAGTATCAACGTACTGTGATAGCCCAAGCGTTCATCGAATGCGTACCACATGTCATACTGTGTGAAGGGATCGAATGGATTGTCAACTGTTGACAACATGCTCTCTTGCATTAGCTCTCACTCAATCCCTTCTTCAGTGTAGTGACTGACATACCCAATCGCTCAGCTACCTCTGCCTGTGTGTAGCCTCTGCCTAGTAGCGCGTGTGCTTGTGCTTTGTTAGCACTATTCATTAGCACAGAAGACTTAGGTGTTGCCAACTTCTTGACTTGGTCAAGGTCTGCGTGGTTCAGGATCTGTGTCAGCTTGTTGTTGCTGATAGCACCAGCCTGAATAGCATTCCATTCACTATCAGTTAGTTGGATGTGCTTCTTCTGTGCACCAGTACGAATGCGTGCTTTCTCTAGTTCCTGTGCTTTGATCTTCTTAACATCAGAAGACTCCATGTCAGGATTGGCATCACGACGCGCCTTTACTGCGGCATTGGCTAGAAGCAGGGCTTGTCTTTCGAGGGGGGCGTTTCTGAGGGCGATGTTAAGTTTCGCATTCAGAGTCTCTACCTCTCCAGCATGGGCCACCTTGGCAGAAGGGGAGATCTGCATAGGCTTAGTGTTGACTGCTTCTTTCCTAGCTGCATTAGCCAATGCCTTCAGCTTGTTCGAGTGGTCAGCATAGACCTTCTCGATTACTGTTCCTGAGGATAGGGAGTGGGCATCATCCGTTTCCGCAAGTTTCTTGTTCTTGAAGGAATTGACAACGGTCTTTCCTTTTGCATTGACATAAGAATCACCGGTATTAGTGAATACCCGCTTTCCGGTAACTCTATCGATAGGACCGCCTTCCGCTGCAGAGCGGGGGGTTCTATTCGGCACATCAGTCTTAGAACCGGCCAGTGAAATAAGAGTTGAAGCGCCACCCTTTTTGCTGCCCTGATATTTCTCTTTAAGCTGGTTGATGTTGTTGTCAATGGCTGATTGCCGGTAGTTGAGATTGTGTTTCTCACCATCAATAACCACCATGGAGTGCCGAACTGCTCGAGCTAGCTCGGACGAGTTTGCTCCTTGAATGGTCATGTCTGTGATGAGGTTGGACACAACACCCATCTGCACCTGCTTGGTTCTCGAAGAGGGTTGTTTTCCTTCTTCGAATTCCACTTTCCCAGTCTTGGCGTTGTACGTGCCGCCACTCATGGTCTTCATGCCATCGTACGCAGGGTAAGCGCGCTTGACATCGAAGTCCTTCAGGCCAGCGAGTGCTGGTTGAGTCTTGATCTTCCCATCGCGATTAGGAATAACCAGAACTGTGTCGCCATCGAAGTCAGCACCTGACAATCGATCAGCAACCTTGCTGTGAATACCAATGGCATCTCTAGCATTGCCCAGAAGTTTCTTCGCTTCTGGTTGGCGGTTGTTGACAGTCAATTCAGGGATCTCGAACTTGCCACCATGAGGATAACGAATCAACGCAACCTTGTCGCCATTACGGTAGTTAGGAGCGTAGACCTCATTCTCTTTCATGGAACTGATTGGCAATATGACGTGCGATCCTTGATTCGGGAGATGCGCAGCCTTCAGATGAACGGCCGAAGAATCAGCGTCATCGGCGTACGATTCCAGAAGCTTCTTCTTGACAGCAGGATTGGTCAGCTTCGTGAGATCGTCGAAGTCTGACTTCTTAGCTGAATATGTCAATCCGAGTTGTTCTTTAGCGAGAGCGGGACTCTGCTTAGACAACATCTGTGAAGAGAGACTCTTAGACCACTGTTCCCAGTTACCCTCCTCATTGACGATATTCATGACACCATGCTGCCGGCTGATGATAGCGCCGAAGGGATTCTCTGGATCCTTAGAGACAGCCTTCATGGCATCGTGCTTGCTACCAGTGCTGTCCTTGTTCGTGTTGAACATCAGATCCACGCCAGCAGGTAGATCATCCTTGTACATCGCCATGCCCTTGAGATAGTGCGTACCATCAACCATGATGCGCACCTGTGCATAGCGAGAAGCGCCCAAAGATATGTCATCCTTACCAGGACGAACATAGATTACGCCATCAGCTTCTTTGCCGCCGTCTTTGGCATACCGAATGCCGACTCGCTTTGAGCTGATCGAAACTGGTGGGTGTAGAGATTCGTAAGTCCTACCACCATCAACCGTGTAGTCAGTCGCTGTTCCGATGCTTCCTCGATTTTTGTAAATCTCAGAGTATGGAACATCGTCTTTAGCTAGCACTTTGACGGTGGTCTGATTGCCAGTTCCGAGTTGCTCGACCTTGACATAACTGACTTTGTAACCCTGCTCTTCCAGCAAAGCAACTGCCGTGTTCATCTTGGTACGACTAATACCGATGTGGTGTTCTACACCAACGCCGATGTCAATCGCACCTTTCTTGTCGATCTGATCTTTGAGCATGCTTGCTGTGGTCTCAAGGACATCGATCTTGTCCTTTACGCCAGGAGCGAGCAGCGCACGAACAGAAGACTCATTGATCTTCATCTTCTCGCCGATAGCGACATTGGACATGCCTTTGTCTTTTAGACGCTGCGCGTAGGAAATGTCCGCTTGCTTTTGCGCATTCTTCGCTATCATCTTCGCAGCTCTGAGCTTGGTGGTCGAGATACCAAGCCCACGAGCGACATCCGTCTCGCTCAGACCCTGTCGCTTGAGGCCGGCGACGTAGTCGAGAAATGCTTTGTTCCGTTGTCCGGAGTTCTCTTCTCCGCCCGAGCCCCATGGGTATCTCCCCGAATGACGTGGGGTACCGTAGTGCTCAAGATAGTCATCCACGTCAATGATGATCACGACGATACCTCCTCCTTCAGAAGCTCAACTCGCTTGTCCTGATATTTGATGATCTCCATGACGCTGGAGATATCGATCGGATCGGGAATTAGAGACTTCATTTCATCGTTCTGGTAGATGCGAAGTTCGGTCTCAATCTCAAAGGGTCTGATGTGGTACTCGAGACAGAACAGAGCTGCGTAAACCATGAGCTGCATGAAAGACGTTTGAGTCACGCCAGTCTTGAGGTCATGGATACGAAGCTTCTCGCTTCGAAAGCCAATTGCGTCGGCCTTACCGAAACAGTTGGGCGAATACACCAACGTCTGCTCAGGGGTCATGTGAAAACCGATAGCGTCGTTGACGTACATGTTCAGAGTCTTAGTGTTCTTGGTGAGTGTTTGCCCCAAAGATATGAGGCGCTCTGCCAGATCGTGCAGTGCAGTGCCACGCTTGGCAGCCTCGGATGCGAAGAATACGCGATCCAACTTGGCATCGTCATACTTCAGCCAGGCCGGCTTACTAGGCGCCAGAAATGCATGGCTATCAGCGAGAGCATAGTGCGTGTTGAAGCGCATCTAGAATTTCACCTTCATTCTCGGGATAGACGAAAGCCGCGAACGACAGCTCGTTGTAGAAATCAACCCAGTACTCCTGATTGGGCCGACGCCTACTAGTAGGTGCGCCTTTCGTTTCAAGCATGGCCCATTTGTTATTATGTAATATCAACAAGTCCGGAATACCTTGGTGCATAGTGTTCGGATCGAGGTTGAATATCACACAGTCAGGGAAGCGAGAGGCTAGCTCTTTTACAAGCTGAGCTTTAAAACCGAGACGACCAGTTTCTCTCACGATTCCTCCCTAAAAATAGGATGCTTGTATCTACTCCTTCTATCATAACCTGCGATCCTTTCGCTTGAGGGTATCTAGTCTTCGATGAACCTGAACTCTTGAAAGGTGGGCCAGACAAAGGTTCGATTCAAAGCCGACATGATGATCTCTTTCTCAAGCAAGCCGAACGCCATAGCTGCGATGAAAGGACATGGATATCGTTCTTGTGTAGTCAGCTCCAAGACAGGTGTAGCTACGGTAGGCCCAGCTGCGAACTGCTTTTGGAATTTCTGTGCGAACCAGAGGGGGCGCCACATCAAGTTGTAGGCATGGTTGTCATCTCGGTGACCGTTCAGGTGGATCGGATTATCGAACACCCTAGATTCATACTGGGGTGGTCTGGAAACGAAAGCCTCTGCTACGAGCCGAGCCAGCGAAAGGTTCTGTTGCTTCTTACCTTTCACCAGTCCGACATAGTGCACGCCATTTGGGTTACGACGAATAGCCATCGTTCGACCAGTGTCGTCGTTACGAACCAAACCCTCATCGCTCACTGAGTAT